TAACTTCTCTAAGTTTGTTAAAGTGGGCTCTTTTTCTTCGTCTAGTACAACCTTAGTCTCTTCTGCAATAGGCGCAGTCTGGGGAGCAACATTTCCTGCTCCTCCTGTAGAACCTGCTGCGGCAGCGGATGCTTGGTCGAACTTCATCTGTTCTTCTTTTTCTTCTTTAATAGCAGCCTTCATGCGTTTGACCTCATCGTCTTTATAGTTGAAGTACTCTTTGTAGATAGCGTCTTGTGACATTAAGCCTAGACCTTGAGCAGCTTGTATTACACGAAGCTTCATGTCATCAAGTTCTAATTTTCTCTTGACGGAAACATCTGAAGGCTCTGGTAGGTTAATTTCAATGTCTCTAACTATAGAAGAAGGAAATCCTCTAAGGGTTAGGTGTCTTTTGGCGAGACTTTCTAGTCCTTTTTCGACTGATTGTTGGACTCTCTGGATAGTTCTAGAGAATTTAACGTCTAACTGCGACAGGTTTGCTTTACGTTCAGGAGACTTGTCTTTCTCTACGATATAATCCTTAGGAATCTTAAGAGAAGCCATTAATTTGTCCCTATAGTAGCGAACATCTTCGATTTGGTCTAGGTTTTGGGCTCCGGGAAGGGTGTCAATCTTAGTTCCAACACCATTTTTAGTAGGAATGAAGTAATCTTCGTCCATACTCATAGGGTTAAACCTTGAATCTACAGTACCTTTCTGTGAGTTATAGAATTTCTCCTTCTTAAACTTCTGCTTTAGACGCTCCATGAACATTTCAGACTTACTTGTAGGAAGATTTCCCGTATCAACATAAAAAATACGTCTTTCGGGGGCTCTAGTTAGTCGATAAATCATCATAGCGTCTTCCATCATCTTTAAAGACCTATAAATACGATGAGATCCCGCAGCAATAGATTTGCCATAAGGGTAAAACATAGGATTTGAGGTGTGAAGGCGAAAATGGACAATCTGATTCTTGTCTAAGTCGATATACTTTTGAGGTTTTTGTTCTGCACCGTGTCCGTAGGCTAAAGCGTTCTCATTAGGAACCTCTTGCATAAACTTTTTAAGATATCCAAACGCATCCTCTGATCTAATCATGTAGTTTGGGTTAAGGATCTTAATTTTTCTAATTCCTAACTTAGGACGGTTAACATCAACAATAGCTTCCACGAAGTTGTCACCATACTTAATCGTATTTCTGGAAATATCCCATAGGACTGTCTTAAGGTCGATAGTTTTAAACAATCTTTCAACCTCATCGTGAGCTAAGTCATCGTCTGTATTGATAGTCCAACGCTCGTTCTTACTTCCTCTCTGTGTACACTCATCAGCATAAATATCAAAGGCGGCACCAATCTCAGGGTACTCGTCCATGTTTTCATACTCATCGTATCTCTTTTTTCTATTAAGTTCTTGTTGAGGTAGAAGTACTGTTCTAGAAATACTTCCTGCCGCAGCGTCCTTAACTACTTGGTCAGTTATAATGGTATCTCCAGAGTGTTCTGTAGGTAAACCACTATCGATAGCCTTTACAGCTTCCTTCTGAGCAGTAGTAGCAAAGAACTTAGAGAAGAATTGACCAATCTTACCTATAGGGGCTAAGTAAGACCCTTGGCGATTAAACTTACTACCAAACTCTGTGTAACTTTCGTCTATTTGTCCATTATCCATGTGTAATCCTCGTTAACTATCCCGTTACCCGCTCCTAAACCTACTCGGTACTGCTTAGACGGCATAGGTGGAACTTCTTTATGTGGTATTTTAGATACGAAGTCAATATGTCCCGAATCTCTAATATCTTTCATTCCTAGATTTCCGAGAGCCAGACTCATTACTAAGTCATCATGCTTTCCTTTATCTGCTGCTACTCTTCCTCCCGGAAGAAGGATAAAAGTATTCAACTCGATAAGAGTTCTTTCCGAGTTAATTTTAATTTCGTTCATCCTAATTGCTTCTTCCATGTTTGCTAGTAAAATATCTCTATTCTTTGTAGCAGTCTGAAATCCGATTTCCCCTTTATCATCCAACCATAAGTTATCGTACTCTAAAATATTATAGAGCCAATCAATAAGGTTGTTTCCTATTGTATTACGTTCTGGAATAACATGGGCTACGTTATATAGCATAGCTTCGTCTCTAACTATTACAGCAAATTCATTAATAGGGGTTTTATTGGAGTAAAACTCCGCTGCTTGATTGCCTGTGTTGGCATTTATAATCTGAAATGCTGAATTATCCCTACCTCTACCCAGAGAACAATCCACAGCAAGTATGTAGGTACAATCGTCTAGGGGCTCTTCCCAAACCCTCATCTTATTGTTGTACTTAATAAAGAAATCTTTGTTAATACTAGCTGTTATCTCTTTAAGGATCTCTCCTTCAATATAAGTATCACCTGAACCTAGGAAGGACGCTTCGTACTCTTGAAGCCATTTTTTAACAGGCATGTTAGATCTGGTAGTCTTTTCCCAATCGTCTACATTAATCCCTTTAGCCTCTAATTCTTTATAAAGCCAATCAAACCCTTCTTTCTGTCTTTTGTATTCAGGGTGTTGTTGCCAGTGGATATCCATTGCGTTGAAACTATTTTCACCGTTAGTAGCTTCTGTATAAGTCTCTTGATACCAATTACCTAAACCATTAACCGTAGACAGCACGAATACTCGTCCACCCGTACTAATGATTGGATAGACAGCAGCCCAAATAGTATCAATGTTTTCGATGAAAGCCGCCTCGTCAATCATAAGGAAGGATCCTGCTAGAGAACGACCAGACTGTTTTCCTGAAGCACGGGACTTAATGACGGACCCAGTGTTTAGTCTTAATGTGTGTTTGTTGTCTTCCTTAATTCCGGGTTTTAGGAAATCTGGAAGCTCGTCGTACATTAGTTTGATTCTCTCTAGAACCTCTGTAGCCTCAGTGTCTCCCATTGACAATATAACTATGGATTGGTGATTCTCAAAGAGAGCTTTGTGTAGGCAGTAACCAGAACCCGCTGTAGTGCATCCCGCCTGTCTGAACTTTCTGAGGATGTTAAATCTATGCTCTTGCAAATCTCTTACAATCTGCTCTTGGAAAGGATACATTTTAAAACTAACTAATCCTCTTAGAGGGTGGATAACTTTAATGTAATTTGACATAAAGTACACAGGGTCTTCCTTGCACTTTAAAAATTCTTCTTGTTGTTCTTGTGTGATTTCCATAGTAGTAGACTATTATATTCTATGAGTATATATGCTATTATTCCGACAAGGGACACAGAAAATCTTACACACACTACAAAAGACCTCTTAGAGTTTTTTGAAAAGTGTTCAATCCAAGCAGTTTTAGTTAAGGGTGGAGACTCTATCTTCGAGACTTACGAGACTGAATTTAACAAGTTAGAGTTAAAAGACACAGATGTTTGTATCTTCTGTCATGATGATATTCACATATTAGATACGCCAAGTGCTTTCGTTTGGAACCTAAAAACTGCATTTATGGGAGAGGATGTAGGTTTTGTTGGTGCGGCTGGAACAAAGTACTTAGGAGAAACTGCTATCTGGTGGGACATGGAACTCTGGAAAATGGGTATGCATAGTGGTCGAGTAAAGCATATCGACCCCGAAGGAAAGACTTACATTACAGACTACGGACCTCCTATGAATGTAGCTGTTTTAGACGGTTTATTCCTCGCTGCTACGGCTAACACGATTAGAGATGTTGGTCTATCAAAACCTGATTGGCTAACGGGAGCGTGGGATTTTTACGACATTTATTACACTTCTAAAGCTCTCATGCAAGGCAAGGTAAATAAAGTTATGAAAGTAGACATTCTCCATAGATCTAGAGGAGAGTTAGTAGGAAGAATGTCTTGGCATGAAAACCGACAAGCTTTTATTAACAATGTCAAACTTCCTCTGATTAGTGAAGATAAAGTAGTGGAGGAAGTTTAGTGAATAGGGATTGGTCAGAAGATTGTGATGTAAAGAATGGTAACTTCTATAACAACTGTGCTAAGTGTGAACATGCTTTTAAAGGACACAAAACTAGAGTACAGTGTAAGTTGTGTGGTACTAAAGTTGAAGAAGAGACAGAAGATTAATCTTTAGTGTAAGATAGTATTAAAACAGAAGACGGGGTTGCAGTATTAAAAACCTGCAACCCCGTCTTCTATTCTTGGTTCTCTGTCTAACCTACTTCTCCTCTTCCGCTCTGATCTCTTTAGACCTAGAAGCCATACCAGCGCTTACGCTAGCGAAACCAGCTTTCTTCAACCTCGCCCTACGAGCTTTGTGCTTCGGGGCGGACTTGGGATTCGCTTTCTCTTTATCTGCCATAGTTTGACCAACCTTATAAGCTCTACGAGTGGTTGATATAGGCTTTCCTTCAGAATCATACCTACCTAAGCCTAGTGCTTCTGCGATAATACGGGCAATTGGTAAATTGCTAAACTTCTTATTACTCTTCATTTTTAACTACCACCTTTTTCTTCTTTTTTACAGTCTTGGCCTTGGCCTTAACTTTAGGCTCTTCTTTTGCCTTTACTGGTTCAGCTTTAACTTCTTTAACCTTTCTGGCTTCTAGAAGTTCTACTACTGATTCAAGGGTAACCCCTGCTCTGGTACATTCGGCTCTTGCGGCTCTCTTAGAGGTTACAAGAAGACCTTCTACTAAGTCTAAATTTACTTTCATATTACTTATCCTCCTTTGGAGTTTGTGCGTTTACCGCTACAGATCTCAACGCTTTTCTTTTCTTACTAGCACTTTCTGTTCTTTTTCTTGCAAGTCTGTTCTTTGCGGTTACAGTAGGTTTTACATCTCTAGGTGCTCTAGAAGCTGCTCTGTTCTCCTCTTTCTCCGCTGTTGGGAGGTGTTCTGCGCCAGTGGGGGTTCTTCTTGCCGCATCTTGCCGCGCTTTAGTTCCCGTAGCCCTTTGCGGACCAGTGAAAGGATTTCCTGCTTCTAAAAAGATCTGACCGAGGTGGAAGTATACGTCAGAGTTTTTCATTGATTCTCTACCGTCCATTTTCTCAGCTTTTGCTGCTTTTGCTGCTTTTGCTTCTGCTGCTGTCCTAGGTTTTCGGCCTAACTCTTTGCTAAGCTGGTCCAGATCTCTAGCTGCTGCACTACCCATCCCCCTCTTAGATGAGGGTCTGTTTCCTGCGGCACTAACTTGACCTTGCCCTGACCCCGGCTCACCGCTTTGAAGTTTTCGGTTATCTCCTTCTGTTGCTGAAGGGTGAGATTCTGAGATGATGTATGCCAGTTTGGCGTAAGTTGTATATGTTGAGTTGTTCATAGTTTTTGTCTTGGATTGTGTCTTGGATTGTGTCTTGGATTGTGTCTTGGATTGTGCGCCCGATTTTTCCGGACTTTGGTTTAATTGGTTATACTGAGTTGATCTAACATCTCTAGGACCTCCTCTACCTCTTAAAGGAGCATGGTCAGAAACACCTTTACTCCTTCTTTGGAGCTTTAAAGTCTCTAACTTGTCAGACCTTTCTTTCTTTTGTTGTTCTTTGTTACCTAAAGGGTTTGAGTTCGGTCCTGTCAGATAACCATCTTCTTCATTTACCATATTACTGAAAATAAGATAATACTTACCACTACGATAGCGGTCTGGGTAAAGATAATCTCAGCCAGAGACATTGTAGGGATGCGGTGCTTGTCTTTAAATAGAAATCCTACTATACCTTTCATCTTGTTCATTTTTGTTTCCTCAGTCGGGGTTTTGATTCGAAGATATTCATAGATCTAATCTTCTTCTTCCAGTTGCCTACTTTCTTAAAGAATACGGCATCTTTGTTTCGATAGCTAGTACTTCGCTTTCGTTTCATAATGATCTAATAGTATGTAGTAGAGGGGGTAGGGCACCTCGTTACATTTTTTTTAGAATTTTTTTTTAGAATTTTTTTTAGACTAAGTTTAATAGTAGCTCGTCGGTGGGGTTTAGATTTTAGTTAGACTAAGGTTATATTAGTTTTAGATTAAGATTATACCTCTTTAGAAAATAGTTAGAAAAAGTTAGGGTTATATATATTGTATGATATAGATCAGCCCGAGGGGGGGTCATATATGGGAAAAACGCGAAAACGTCCGACGACCCTTTCGTATATACTCCAGAGTATACATAGATTTGATTAGACTTCTGGTTATAGTCTTGGTATAATACACACATGAAAACACTGCTTCTTTTACTCGCTCTCACCTCTCCTATAGGACAGACTCCAACTCAAGCCATCACGGACAAGGACGGTGCTGTGTGTGCTGCTGAGTTTGATGATGCTATTGCAGTCAACGTTCGCCCTGAGTGTGTGGATACACTAGCCCCTATCGTAGCTGCTATTAGGTATGCTGAGAACGGTGGTGTTGGTAAGGAGTACGGTATACTTCACCCAAGGGTCAAACCTACCTATCGCTCTCAAGCTGGGTGGTGTGCTGCTACTGTACAGAAGAACCATGACCGTTGGGTGAAGGCTGGGAGCAAGGGAGAGTTTATTGTATTCCTTGGCAACAAGTATTGCCCTGTAGGTGCTGACAATGACCCTACTGGACTGAATAAGCATTGGGTCAAGAATGTTACTAGTTTTAGAAAGAAGTTCTCGACAAACACACCTCGTTAGAGTATAATACACACATGAAAAATAAGCAATACCAAGTTCAATCCTCCAAGGATGTTGTCCTTTCCTCTTCTCCTCTTGTTGTTGGTAGGCTTGTCTACTTCACGGGTACTCTAGACGAATGTTTAGGCCACAAGATTTCTTGGGACAAAGACTACCCTGATACAGCTTATAAGGCTCGCGTCACTTCTATCGTGGAGGCATAGACATGAACCCTATTCGACACGCTAGGATTATGACCAAAGATAATCTCACTACGGTAAGGAACTACCTTCCAGATAACTATGAAGCTCACCATGAAGTAACGACTGGTCGAATCATTGTGCATGGTAGAGATGACCACGGTTGGACCTTGGACGGGTATGTTATACCTAGGTTAGCTTCTGGTCTTATTGTAGCGGAGGAGTTCCCACTAGGAGAACCAAGTACCTACTTCCCCACCGATACTAATGAGTAGCGTTCTAAACAATATCAAGCACACTAAGGATGATTGCCATGCTAATGACATGATCACAGTTAGCGGTGGTTTACAGTGTGGAAACTGCTTAGCTCGAACCAGAATCAAATGGTATCCTTGCAAGGGTGAAAGAGCATTCTTCAGTGGTCCTTGCAAAATGCAATCCATGTACCCAGATAGCTATTGTGGCCCTTGCCGTATGCTTCACAACATCCCTTGGAATCAGAGAGATAAGACAGAATGAGATAAGAGGATAAGAGGATCTTTATATCCTGATTTTCCCGGCAAAATTTTCATAAACCCTTGTCTTATAAGGACTTATAAACTTCAACTAAACCCGCTAAGAACCGGACTATCCGTATCCAACTACCTTGTATGTTTGTATAATGATCAACATGAAAGACACACTCAAAGAGCCTATCGCCTTCCAACTTGTCAAGACTACCACTCAGGAAGTCCACAGCACCCACAAATCCTACGAAGAAGCAGACCGAGAGGCTACTAGCGTATTTTGGATGAAGGGTTATAACCTTGAAATCGTAGAAGTTTACGCTTAGAGATCCGGACTTCCCCTTACGAACCGACTTGTATAAGACTATGACTAAAACACTAAGCGAAATCAAAAAGTCCCTAGATTACTCTACTTTGGAGGTTGATTCGTATTGCCCTTCTCTCCTTGGATCTCAGGTTGACGATTTATACCTTTCTTATGGGGAGCATATGGATGGTTCCGAACTCTCCGAGGATGAACTCTCTATCCTTACTGATGATCTTGAGCTAATGTTTGATTTGTTTTGGGAAATGAATCACTAATGGACCCAGAAGAAAAAACCAAGGACACGGTTTTAGGGTTTTACTTCCTAGGATTTATGTTACTCTCTTTTCTAATCTTCATCTTACCCCTTCTCCAGAACTAAAAAAATGAAAGCAATCTCAATCAAACTATCTTCCGTCGAACCTACCTCCGAGGGTCCGATTCTTGTAAAAACTCCATATGATGAGGTTCGCAAGCGTCTTGCTTGGTTTGAAGATAATCTATACTTTGTAACTAACCGATCTGAAGTGGTTCGCTATCTGGAAGGTGCTAACTAATGGAACACTACGAAGATTATTGCACCTGTTGCGGTACTGACCTAGACTTTTCTTTCTACGAATCTAGCCACTGTTTAGACTGTCATGATAATCAGTATGCAACGGATCGGTGGTCTGAGCGTGATTCTATGATGCAGCACGATTCAGATTTAGAGAAGCTAACCTATTACAACCCTCAAGAAAACAACCTCACCAAATACTAAGAACATGAACGACATTCAAAAAGAAACTATCCACGCCGCTTCCCTAACCCTTGCTAACGCATTCCGTGACTTGTACAGCGACACGCAAAATAACCAACTAGCTGTCTTGGAGGTTCTGGAAGGATATAAGCAAGTCCGTAGGTTACTTCCTAAAGATGAGCCTAACGGAAAGCGATTCGGTGCAGAAGAGGCCCATAAGGCTATGATGGGGGAAATGTAAATGATTTGGGGGGTGTACAGGTGATTTCGACTAGTTAGATCTCGCAAGAGAGCTAGTCTAGGACGGGGGTTCGAGTCCCCCCACCTCCACCACTTATAAAAGGATAAGAGGATCTTTATATCCTGATTTTCCCGGCAAAATTTTCATAAACCTTTGCCAAATAAAGACTTAGGAACTTATCCAACCTAGCAAACTATCTTACGTAGATCCGGATAATGCCACCGAACGTACTTGTATAGAGATGTACCAAGGGAAGGGGCAACAATAACTTTCCAACCTTTTTTCTCTTTTGTTGCTCATCTAGTCTCGATATTTGGTATAATACTACTATGAAGAACGAACGTAAACAACGTAGCTCGCAAGAGCTGATCCAGATCGCCCAAACCCAACTCCAAAACCGCATCCTTCGTGCTGCTCGGAAGGATGCCATGAAAGATCCAGCGTTCGCTGTGACCGTGGATATGATGGACAAGCACAAGAGTGATATTCGAGAGGCTAAGAAGCTTCTCGGAACAGGTCCACAGAGTGCAGAGGTCCGAATCCAGAAGCATCAGGACTGGATCGACAAGATCACTGAGCTTGCTTCCCAAGCAGAATCTAGTCTTGTAAACTCCGAAGCTGCACTAGCGGATTGTGAATCTAAGCTAGCTTCGGCTATCCAAGAGAGCGCAGAGCTTCCTTCCATGGAAGCAAGCGAGTAGAACACAAGAACAATCTTAGAAGTAGGTAGTGTAAAACATGACTTCCGAAAGGGTGCAAAGCCCACACAAACAAAACCTTACTAACCAAACCCTCTTTTCAGAAGAATCTAACTATGATCACTCGATCTAACCAAAATGCAGTTGCAATCCGACTTTTCCACGATATGTACCAGATCACCGATACACGGACTGGTCGTAGCACTTACCATAATGGTAACAGCTATCGCTCTTATTGGAATCGCCATTTTCGCAATACTCGCCAGTTCGTAACTCCTAATGGAGTAAACCACAAAACAGAGGCTTGGATGAAAGCATAGAGTAAAGAAGTAAGTCCGTTGGATCTCATCCAAAGGCTAAGGGGAGGATCATAGTTTTGTGTTCTATGATCCTCCCCTCTCTTTATCTATAAAAGGATAAGAGGATCTTTATATCCTGATTTTGCCGGGAAAATTTTCATAAACCCTTATCTAGTAAAGACTTAGGGTTGGGTTCTTTATCTCTTTAGATCCGTACTATCCATTTCGAACAGACTTGATATAGAGCATGAAGAACACTAAAAGACGTATGATCCCTGAAACCCTAGAAAATACCAGTTCCGAGGATTACTCCGAGTTTCGTCGCCAGATGGTAGAAGAACTAGTAGCCTACAATCTTGACCGTGCCCAAGGGGAGATTCTAACTGCACTAGAAGGATACCTCTTACACGATTTTTGGAACATGGATGATATCGACCTTCAAAACTATTATGATAGTTTTTGCGGTGGAAGCATTTAGTGCTAGACAAAACCCTCTCCACAGAGTATAATACACACATGAAAAAGAACATCACACCGAAAAACATCTTCCTCGTAAGCCTCGCAGTCCTCTTCCATGATGCCATTGCTCACGCTATGGTGATCATCGCAAAGATCCTCTTCATGGTCGCGTCCATCGTTGGATCTATTCCTGAAATTCTCTAAGAAACCTCTAGACAAATCCCTCTCCACAGAGTATAATACACACATGAAAAATAAGCAATACCAAGTTCAATCACTCCACAACGTAATCCTTAGCCGTGAGCCTTTGGGCGTAGGCTATCTGGTTTACTTCCAAGGTACTAAGGAAGAATGCAAAGCTCATAAGATCAACTGGAAGCGCTTTCCAGATACCGCCTATAAGGGTCGTTCCACTATGATCCGAGAAGTTTCCTCGATTACTGCTTGACAAATCCCTCTCCACAGAGTATAGTACACACATGAAAACAATAGATCTCTCTACCATTGACACCTTCACCCTCTCCAAAGAGGATGTGAAGCATCTTCCCCTCTCTGATCAACTCGCTTATGCATTGCGCGTAACGGCCCGAGATATGCAACGCCGCTACTCATGCAGCTACGCCTCTGGCCTTAGCATCGCTAAGGATTCTCTAACCGCTATGAACGTGGTGTGGTCATGAAGACAAACAAAAAAACATTGCAAGGTTGGAATGTCTACCGAGGTAGGATTACTAAGAGAAAGCCGTAGAGATGTTATAAAAGGATAAGAGGATCTTTATATCTTAAATTTCCCGGCAAAATTTTCATAAACCCTTGTGTAGTAAGGACTTATAAACACCAGAAGATCCTCTCAACTTCCGGATTATACCTATGAGCGTACTTGTAAGGGTGTATAATGAGCAACATGAAAAAGACAAGAATCACCTTCGACCTTCCCACCTTCATCTTCGGCTTCTTCATCTCGGCTTGCTCCCTTGGGTTGCTTGCTGTGGTAGTTGAAATCTACAAAGGAAAGATTTAGACATGAGAAACGATTACAGCAGACTTAGAACGAACAGCAAGAAAACCGCAATCACACGCACGAAGCTCTCGGCTCCAATGCGCTACCTGCTAGACAATGGCTTCTTTCCCCGTGGGGCAACTGACCAAAATAAGGAGTTCTTAGATTACGGGTGTGGAAAGGGCTTTGATGCTGATTTCTGTGGATTAGCTAAGTATGATCCTCATTTCTTCCCCGATAAGATGCTCCTTCAATCTAAGTCTTGGGATATTGTAGTTTGCAACTACGTTCTAAACGTCATCCCAGACCTAACAAGTCGCACGGCAGTGATTTGGGATATCCAAAATACTCTAGTGGATGATGGAGTGGCTTACATTTCGATTCGCAACGACAAAAGGAATCTGAACGGTGAAACGAAGATCGGAACTTGGCAAGGATTTACCCCTCTGAATCTTCCAGTTGTCCACAAAACATCGAGCTACATCATTTACAAACTAACCAAAACTGATTCCCTCGGAGGGATGTTTCTATGGAAATAAACAAATGCGAGTGCGGGAAGCTTATTCCCCTAAAGAAAAACTACTGTGCGGAGTGTTCGAAAGAACTGGATGCATGGTTTGATGACCTATTTGATGGCATGATGGAGGACTTTCAAGATGCTTAGATGTGACGTATGCGATTCGAGTAACATCACCCAACAAATAATCGCTATGGTGGATGCAAATAGTACTTTTGATCCGATGGATCTCACCTTTGATTATGATGATTTCTATTACTGTGTGCTTTGCGAAGAAGAATGCAAACCTATTGAGGATGGAAAAGATGCTAACTAACGAAGAACAGATAAGAGAGCTAATAGATCATCTAATAGATGTGGCCGAAGATAAACCAAGGTGGCCTTCCACGACTTACGCTGAGGGAGTCCAAGCGGCTCTTGAATGGGTCATCGGAGATACTGATGATCATCCACTGGATTTGCAAAGTAAACCTTTTGAGGACGAAAAAGATGCTAACTAACGAAGAACAAGACCAACTTTTGGATATGAACTTAGAAACCTTTACAGGTCTGATCGAAGATACAATGGTTCTAAACAGTATGAATCAAACCCTAAAGGATATCTCCCCTAGTCATTTGTCCGAGTTTATTTCAGACTTGTATGATGACGGATATTCTGTCTCTGATGCTGTGGACGATATCTCTTACGAGTTTATTGACAGGTGGGCATGAAGTAGATAGAGGGATAGGAGAGGTCATAGTTGTGTGTTCTATGACCTCTCCGCTCTTTATAGATAAAGAGATAAGAGGATCTTTATATCCTGATTTTGCCGGGAAAATTTTCATAAACCCTTGTCAGATAAGGACTTATAAACTTCAACTAACTCCAACCTATTAGGTCATTAGCCTAGTATCTCTTCCCCAGTATGTTATAATGGTAACATGAAAAACAACAACAGCAACGCAAACAACCTCGCCATCTCTCAAGGTAAAGGGTTTCGCTTGAGCTTCGATAATGGTTATTCCTTGTCGGTTCAAATCGGAACTAGTAACTACTGTGATAACTATGCGGCTAGTTTGGATGAAGGCGAACTACTTCAATCCACAACATTCGAGGCGGCTATCCTCGACAAGGATGGGGAACTTATTGTTTGGCCTGAGGGGTCTGGTGAGTCTTACGATACGGTGGGTGGGTATATCCCTATAGCGGATCTCTCTAAGTGGATTTCTTATGTCTCTGACATGAAAGCACCATCTAAGTAAGGGAGGCTAGCCTAAGAGGATAAGAAGATCCTCAAGTCCTCTTAGGTCCGGCAAAATTTTCATAAACCCTTGTCAGATAAGGACTTAGAACTTCCCTAAGTATTCGCCTAACTTCCGGACTAACCTAGCGAACGTACTTGTATGTGTGTATAATGAGCAACATGAAACGAACCACAACGATGTACCCTAAGGGTATCAAGTCCCCAGAAACTAAGACCCACGTTCTAAAGCCTGGATCTAATAACGCCAAACTAGGTTACATTCTGAAAGCTGCAAAGCATAAGGGAAAGAGAATGTACTCTCTTACTCTTACGGAACGCGCAACGTGTCCGACTTCGTGTGCACACTGGGATGATTGTTATGGAAACAATATGCCATTTGCTCACCGATTCGATACGGTTGGTTTGATGGAAAAGATCGAATCTGATATTGAGTTCTTCCTCTCTAAGCACAAGAAGGGGATTATGGTTAGGCTTCACGTTCTAGGGGATTTTTATTCTACTGAGTATGTTCTATTCTGGGAACGTATGCTCCTACGTCACCCTAAGCTTGCAATCTTTGGTTTTACCGCTAGGGAAGATAAGATTGGTAGGGCTGTAAACCTTCTAAATATTCGATTCTCCGACCGCTGTGTGATTCGCACCTCGGCTAATAAGGAGTCCGATGGAATCAGCAAAATCTACGCTGCAAATGAATCCTTTGATGGTAACTCGTTTACTTGCCCAGAGCAGACTGGAAAGGTAAAGTCTTGCGCTGATTGTGGTCTATGTTGGACCGCACCCAAAACTGTCCGTTTTCTCTCTCACTAATATAATCATGGAATACGCAAACGCATCCGATGCCCTTTCACTAAAAGATCTTCTAAATGAAAAGTTCCCAGAACACCAAATCGAAACCGATAACGATGGTCAAATCGTTATTTATTTGGGGGTAAAGTAAAGGAAGCATTCCTAGCCCTTCGGGGTAGCTATAAAAGGATAAAGAGATCTTTATATCCTGATTTTGCCGGGAAAATTTTCATAAACCCTTATCTAGTAAAGACTTAGAACGTCTAACTATTCCTCACGATATCCGGACTATCCTAGCTGAATCTACTTGTAAGATGGTATGATGACCAACATGAAAGAAGAACAGCACGTTATTGTTTGCCAGCATCGAGCCCGTTACGGAGACGTTTTCTATACTCTAGAGGCTATCCAGTGGGTTCCTAGTCATGTTAGGGACGAAATCGATCACCGCCATTTTGATAGCTTAGAGCTAGCTGACCAATGGGCAGATGATCTAAACAAAGTCACTCTGTCCGAACTCAAAAAAACCCTTTAGAAACAACCGTAAAAAAAAGTTATGAACAACGATAAAACACTAGTAGTAGACACTCCCGAAGGTATTTCTAACTTCCGCAATAAGGTACTTCTTAGTGGCTTAGAGTTAGAACTAGTGGGAATGAAGATGTCTAGGGGTCAATCTTGTGCCTCAATCATCAAAAAAGAGTTTGGCCTAAAGGGTAACAAACAAAGTATCCGTGATCAGTTTGCTAAGATGCTGGGGAAAGAATAATGGATAAGACTTTAGTTTGTCCCGAATGTTGCGTAGGAACTACTATTCCTCATGCTTGGTGGTGTAAATCTCAAGAGAATGAAGATTTAGTCTTTATCGATGTTTATGATTTTATTGGACCTACTACCATTATTACCGAGATAAAGTAATGAATAAAAAGATTGATATTGCATTTCCAGATCTATTTCCAGCCGTGTTCGAAGATCTCAAGGGAGGAGACTTCTTCTTTATTAGAGACAACTTCAACCTAGTTCTATGTCTAAAGGTGACTGTTCCCTATTCGCTGCCCACCAAGCCTACTGCTATTGAAGTGAATACAGGCGTGATAATCTTAGATATTCCAGAGGAAGTGTATTTGCCTGAGGCTGTGGATCTTACCGTAACTTAGAAATAAGGTGGTTTTCGTAAGTCTTTACTAGATAAGGACTTATGAAAATTTTCCCGGCAAAATTTAAGATATTCAGATCTTCTTATCCGATTATCCTTCGACAAAATACCTACAAAGACCTAGACAAAGCTCTAAGTATTTGGTACAATATGTGCCTATGGAAGAACTAGAACAAACACAACATATAGGGGGTAGGTAAAACAAAAAAGAAATCCAAGTCCGAATAAGGTAAAACGATATTAGGATCTTCTTATAAGTATATCAAACTAAAAAAATATTTTTATTCATATTTAGATAAGATTAAATCTTGGTGGGAATCTCAGTCTCAATAAGAAACTTCAAGAACACTTTGAACCCTCAGAGATTTTGAATGATTCGGCCTTTAAAGGTACGTAAGAGGGGGGTGTTCAGTCTCAATAAGAACAATTTAAACCCTATTTTGACTTTATCGCACTAAGATGCAGTCCATCACACAAGAATATATCACTATTTGACTTTATCGTAAGACAATGTTCTAACCCTATTTGACTTTATCGTAGTGTGTATTCCTATACAAAATAAGTATTTAGAAGTACTACTATCCAGATAGTGGGTATTATGAGTTAGCTTATTTGACTTTATCGTATGTAGAACAGTTGATTATCGATTGTTTTTTAACCTAGATTTGACTTTATCGTACTATTGGTATGGTGAGTCCAATCTAGGTTTTTTAGTTTATTAGAGAACCTATTATTTGACTTTATCGCTAAGCATAGTCTTGACTAGCTGGTAGAGTACAAGGGATACGATTAATGCGTATAAACCTGCTCCTTGTGTGTCTGAGATCATAATTTGACTTTCTGGGTTAGAGTTTGATTTTGACTTCTTCGTCTTCGTAGATAGGAGTGAATCCCCACCTTTCCCAATACTCTGGTGTGTTATCCTTGGAACTATGTTTAATGTATCCTACATCACCTTGGCAATCAAACCAAGTGTACAGAGTAGATTTCTCACAAGGCTGGTGCTTGTGTAGTAAATATAGAGAACCCGTTACGGAGCTAAAGTAGCCTTTAATGATACGTGAGGGGGTGTTTTGTATTACTTCGAATTTCATAATCTGATGTTTGTTTGATTGTGTGTTAAATAGTTAAGTTTGATGTAGTTTGATTGTGTAAGAATTAGTTGGGTGCTAAGCTCAAAACAAACGCTTACCTTGGTCTAACAAACGCTTACTTGATTAAACAAACGCTTACTTAATCTGACCCTGATCTGACCTTTATCTAACAAAC